ATGGAAAAAACTTTGCATATGCTATGTATCGTGAAGATATGAAAGCAGTAGGGTTAAATCCAGATTGCAACATTGAGAATGATATACAACAAGAGGGTAAAATGGGCGACCAAAGATACTCTCGTACTACTAACCCTTATCTATCTCAATGTAGAAATGACAACAATCATTGGCTACAAGGTGGTCAAGGTGGTACTAATCACTATCAATCTTGGAAAGACAAACACGCATTACATATCATTGGTACTGGTGGTTGTCGTTCTCGTGCAATACCTTGCACAGAACTAGAGTTTGCCAAGTTTGAGATGATGATTGGTGCTAGACAAGATGTTGTTAGTAAGCATACTCAATGGATACAAACTGTTGTGGCTAGAGTTAATAGATTTAAAGAGGTTATTAAATCTATGACTAAGTTTTCTCAAGTAGAGAACTTTGCTAATCACGAGAAGATACAATGGAAAATTGATCCATCTATACTAGCTGATAAGTTTGGTATGGACTTGGTTATTTCTATTGATGATGCAGCAGATTCAATTATGAATATTGGTGCACCAAAACCTACAAGAGAAGAGAAGATACTTGCTTGGAAAAAAGCACAAGGTATCAGTCTTGCCTCTTAATAACTGAAAGGATATGGTTAGGGGAGAAATCCCCTAGCCTTTCTTTAGGTGCATATTATTTCTTGGTATGGTAGATAAAAATATAACTATAAATCTTAATACTATGGATATGAATAAAATATATTTAAGTATCCTATGTAGCGAGTGAGTGCATCTTCGGAGTATTTTTAGATGATACCTGTTGCAACAATAATATGTGCCTTAAGAAAGGCTAATGTATATACTAACCCCCCTGCAACGACAGGACACCTTATCATATTATGACAGAAAAACCAAGTAGACAGATTGACACACCTACTAAATTGTGTTATGATTGTGACTCAAAAGCAATTATTATAATCAACAAAAAATATTATTGTGCAGATTGTGGTCTGCATAAAACAACAACAAGGATAGAGTATGAAAACATACAATCACGAAAAAATAGATAAGACACCACAAGAAAAAATAGGTATAGCAAAAATACAAATTATGTTTGAAGATTCATTTGGTATCTTTAATGCAAAGAGTGGATACATGACAGATGTACACAAGCAAAGAGAAAAAGATAATGCAACTGCATGGGTGCGTTCTAAAGATTGTGAATTTTTTTGTGACCTTGCAGGTACAACACATGACCATATAGTAAAATTACATGACACATTGACATATCAATATAATGCAGGTAAGATTACATTAGACGAAGTAAGATATGCAATACGAAAATTGGAGAAAAAGATATGAACATATTTCATTTACACACAGATCCAAAAATATGTGCTGAATATCATTGTGATAAGCATGTAGTAAAAATGATATTAGAAACAGGACAGATGTTATCAACTGCATATCAAAGGCATTGTGGTTTAGATGAACAACTATACAAACCTGCATATCCTAAACACCCAATGACAATATGGGTAGGAGATTCACTTGGTAATTATATGTGGTCAATAGATTTATTAGGTCATTTACTTAATCAATATAGACACAGATACCATAACAAAATTCATAAGACAGGTAGAATACTAAACAATATTATATGTTTAAATGAAAAAATAAAAAATAAGTTTGATGTTAAAATTTTTACACCACCACCACAATGTATGCCAGATGAATACAAACATGAAGATTATATTACTGCATACAAACAATACTATGTTGGTGAGAAAAAACGATTTGCTAAGTACACGGCAGTTGACACACCAGACTTTATGTGTTAAGATAACATCATATATATATAAATAAACCCTCAACAAAGGAGCATATATGTCAGACAAACCAACCATTGATACTACATGGGAGTTAAAATGGATGCGAACTGTTCGTAAAAGGGCTATCAATATTCTCGCAAGAATAGAGAATGAAAGAAAGCCTACGCAAGAAATGGGTTACGAGATAAGAAAATTGCATGAAGCATTTACTTATTGGAATAGTGATACTGCACTATGGGAAAGACATCAAATGGTTATTCCTTTAACTCAACCTGTACCTCAAACTGAAATACAAGAGCCAGAGGTACAACCAATAGATAGTAATTAGTGGATATACTAATTACTTTTCTATTTATAGGTGGTGGCTTTGCAGAAATACCTGCAAGGCTACAACCTTATGAATTTTGTACTGATAAAGCACAAGAGTATATTACCTATGTAGAAAATCCAGATTTTAAAGAGGGAAATGGTCAAGTGTGGATACATGGTACATACAATAACAAAAAAATATTTGCAACATATTGCAAGACACTTGATAGAAAGAGAATGGTAAGTTATTATGATCCAGAGTATGAAGAAAACAATAAGTAAAATAAATGTATGGTCATTGTATTATCGAACAGAGATTGTTTGGTTTAGCATTGGCTTTATCGTGGGAGTTATATTAATATGAAACCAAAAGAATTAGCAGATGGTATGGGTTATGGTGACAGCTATAACCAATGGGGTAAGGGTAGAGAGTATCAAATAAATTTTGAAGGTGATATATTAAAATCTACAAGAGAAATTTTAGATGGTAAAGATTGTATTGTTTCTAGAATTACTAATAAGCAGGGCAAGACTAGAGTATCACAGATTGAGTACCCATTAATTTATGCTGATGACCCAGATGTTATAGCACATGATAAAGAAATATTTGAAGCACTAGAAAAAATGAAAGGGAAATAATGAAAATAAAAGATATAGAAAAAAAGATAGGTACACAAAAGTACAAAAACCTAGATAAATCAAGGCTTTTTCATCGTTGGTTTGACTCTGGAGATATACAATCTTATTCACATTTGATGAAGATATTTGAGGTGTGTGAACTTACACCACATATTAAATACTGGTTGGCTACTAGAGAATATAAAATAGTAGACAAAATAAAAGAAGAAGATGTACCAAAAAATTTATGTTTGCGTGTATCAGCAATCAAAGTAGATAGTCCTCCCCCTAAATTTTGGAAGTGGACTTCTGGTGTACACAAAGATAAATCTGCAGTAGGTAGAGAATGTCCTGCACCTAAACAGAATGGTGAGTGTGGTAGTTGTCGTGCCTGTTGGAGTCGTGATGTTAAACAAGTAAGCTATAAGGAACATTAATATGGATGAAATACATGATGAAGAAATAAGAGAGTGGTTAGAAGAATGTCCTACACATAAATGGGAAATACAAAATGTTAATAGCCATGGCATATGGCTTAGTGTTAGATTTTATAATGAACCAGAGGAAAAAGATGATTAAATATATTTTAATAATATTTTTTCTGTGCCTTACATCTTGTAAGACAACAGATTATAATCCTTGGACAACAATAGTAAAACAAGCAATAACAAATGGAATGAGTAAATGATTACAAAAGATATAGCATTAAAATTAGAAGAGTCTATAAAAAATATAGGTGGTACAGTAGATGAGTCTATGCCATACATGGATAGCTACTGTCATCAAATACAATTTAAAATAAATAAAAAAGAATATACTGTTGACTTAACAGATATGTCTGTTGTTGATTTGTATAATGTTTAGACATCCAAGTTATTACGCAAAAATAAAAAAAGAAAATCGCTTGACAAATAAAGCAAAGTATGATAAGGAGAATAACAATGAAAAAATACAAAGTAAGAATCTTCGGACTAGGAATAGACGCAAAAGCACTAATACCATTTCCATACGAGCCAACGACAGAGATGGTTGAGAATGCAATTGCTGAGTATTTAAATGAAGGGTTAATGAAGATAGAAGCTAATGACTTCTTTAGAACAGACAAGTACACAATAACTTACGAGGAAATACCAACTGAATTATAAGCAACAATTATCAGTAATAGAAGGATTATTTATTCCACCAGATACATCTGTTAGAATGGATTGCCCTTTTTGTTCTGGTAAAAATACTTTATCAGTAGACACATCAGCCAACAATCTTAATTGGTATTGTTTTCATGCATCATGTAAAGCTAAAGGTAAATATCAAGGAGAAAAAAATATGAATTATGTAATTGATACATTTAAACAGAAAGAAGAAATACAAAATTTAACATTTGAAATACCAGATAGTTTTACATCTGTACTT